ATTTTTACCAGTAGTCAAGCCAAATGTGGCCAAAGCTCCAGTAAAAACGCTGGCTACAAAAGTGATGTCAGAGTTACCAGATTTCTTAACCATAGGTATATCTACATAGTTCATGGTAATGATAAATCCAGACCATACTACTACACCTAGTCTTACAAAAGTACCTAGTATTTCTATCTGGTGTTCTTTATCTTCTACAACATCTTTTATCTTTTTTGTGAAACTTCTTGGTTGTCCTTTAATGACTTTTTCTTCTTCCATTTATCAACTTTACCTTGTATAAACTTTTGTAGTTTTTTCTTTATGGTATCAAAAAACGGTTGAGCAAACGTAGTTACAGCTACGGCAGATACCGCTGCATAGCTTGCAGCCACTACTACCTCTGTGGTAGGTAGTGGTACATCTATGTTTATCATTGGTATGTTTATGCTCGGTGTTGGTTGTTCAGTAGTTTCTGTAGTCTCTGGTTCTGTACCCTCTGGCTCTCTGAGATCACTAGGAGGTACAACTAAAGGTACATAACTAGGAACGTCAGCTGTAGGAAGAGGTAATGATGGAGTTTTTATTTGGTGAAAATTAGGAAACAAAGGTAACTGTAACGTATCCATTGCTTCCTCCACCACTTCCATTACCACCACCAGATGATGATAATAAAGTTCCAGTATAATATGAACCACCTCCTCCAGCAGATCCCCATGAACTACCGTCGTAGTTATTACCAGCAGCACCACCAGTGTAACCACCGCCACCGCCACCAGTAACACCGAAACCGCCAGCACCGCCGCCGCCGCCGAAACCGCCACGAAGTCCGCCTCCGAAGGTACTTGAACCACCAGTCCAGTGTTGACCACCTCCTCCAGCGTAACTACCAGATTGGCTACTACCAGTACTAAGCCAACCAGCACCACCTCCACCGCCAGCACCGTAAGATCCTGACGTTGCAAGTCCACCACCTTGACCAGTTCCTCTATTTGCTCCAGTTCCAGTTTGGTCGTAACCAGCAACAAATCCAGGACTAACACGATTAGCTGCTTGACCCGTGCTTCCTCCTAAACCAACAGCTCCAGTATTACTGCTTGAACCGTGACCGTAGCCACCTCCACCACCAGCAGCACCAACTAAACCATTACCACCAACATTACCAGAGTAAAAGAATGAACCACCGCCTCCAGAACCTCCAGCTTGACCATGACTTCCTGCTGGAGTTTGTCCTACTACAATTCTATATTCAGTAGATGCTGATAGTGTAACTCGCATTTTCATCGTAGCTCCTCCTCCAGATCCTCTTCTGTTGTAACCTGAAGTTGAGTTTTCACCACCACCAGCTCCTTTTAATTCTATGTCGTAAGTACCATCTATAGGAGGATACCATAACTGAACTCCACTAGAGGCGTTAAAAAATCCAGATAAAAAACCTTGACCAGAATAAGCACTTTGAAGAGATGATAAACTAGGGCCATTAGGGCCAGACCCATTACCCTTGGTGAATGTGTGCGTTGTAAAAACATACGCCGCACCTTTAGCACCCATACCAACTAAAATTTGTTGTGACATATTTAATTACCCTAATCCAGACCCAGAAATAATAAATTCATTAGATGAAGTACAAACAATCGTACATACACCTTTTGACTCTAATGTTACATTTCCAGTTGACCCAGAATCACCAGTATTATATAAAGTAGTACCCGAACCTTGTGCAATGGTATTGTTACCACCCGAAATATTAAAAACTGTTATGATGTCTCCAGCTGAAAATGTACCTGATGGTATAGTAATAGTTGCACCATTAGTTGCTTCTCTTATTATATGACCTCTATGAGAAGTGCTTAAGGTAAGACTTGAAGAGTTGTGGGTAGTAACTCCAAGACTTCTTAAATTACCAGAACTGTCAGAGACAGCACCTGTCACTGTAACTCCAGAACTTGTAGTCTCAAACTTTTTACTGTTATCGTGATATAGCTCTACGGCTCCGTTTTTATGAAATACTGCCATATCTTCGTCAGCAGTATGACCAGTAATCCTAACATCATCGTTACTTTGAATATAGACTTGACCTGAATGTCCAGTAATTCTTAAATATCCTGTTTGATTCTCAATAAATGAGTTAGTACCATTATGGTACATTTGTAAGTCTGAACCACTACCTAATCTAACCTTTGCATTATCAGCAAAGATAAGAGAGTTGTCTGATTTGTCCCAAACACCATTATAGCTATCTCCAGTAAATGTTACATCTCCTGTAAACGTACCACCAGCTAAAGGCATTTTGGTAGCAATACTATTTGTAATAGTTGTAGAGAAGTTTGCATCATCACCAATAGCTGCTGCTAACTCGTTAAGAGTATTTAAAGCTGCAGGTGATGAGTCTACTAAGTTTGATATAGCTGTATCTGTGTATGCTGTTGTAGCAATCTTTGTACTGTTGTCACTAGCAGATTGTGTTGTTGCAGTTACACCATTAAGTATGACACCGTTTGAAGTTGTCAGTGCATCTAGTTTTGCATGGTCAGCATCTGTAAATACATTACTGTCTGAAGCATTACCAACAAGTGTTCTTATTTCTGCTGCTGTCTGGTCTGCTGTAGCACCAGTTTCTATCCCATTTAATTTTGTATGGTCTGCGTCTGTAAATACATTAGAGTCTGTTGCTGATTCTACAAGTGTTCTTATCTCAGCAGCAGTTTGATCTGCTGTAGCTCCTGATTCTACACCATCTAATTTAGTACCATCAGCTGCGACATCTCTACCGTCAACTGTGCCTGTAACTGTTATGTTTCCTGTTACATCAATACCACCACTAGCATCTAAATTATTTGGTATTGATATTGTTCCATTAGAGGATATTCTAAATCTAGTTGCATTGCTATTTGAAGTATCGTCAATATCAAACTGACCACTTTCAACTTTTATTTTAAAATCAGAATTGTTATTACTATCTGTAAATGTAACTGTTGGAGTGGTGTTTGTTATTGTTATATTGTCAACAAAACTAGGGTTAATTTTTGACCCTGCTATTGCTGCACTTCCATTAATTTCAGCGTTACTTATAGTTCCATCAATAATATGAGAATTACCTACAGAATTATTAGCTAACTCATTTGCTGTTATAGAATCATTTGCTATTGCTGCACTTCCAACTGCATTATCCGCTATTTGAGCTGCAGTGATAGCGTCATCTGCTATTTTTGCAGTAGTAACAGCATCATCTGCTATTTTTGCAGTAGTAACTGCACTATCCGCAATCTTAGCTGTAAGAACTGCACTATTAACTATCTCATTTGAGTTAATAGCGTTGTCTTGCATTTTTGCGTTTGATATAGAGTTAGTAGCTAACTTAGCGTTTGTAACTGCACTATCTGCAATATTAGCTGTAGCAAGTAAAGCAGCACTTAATGTACCATTACCGTCTGTTGTTAAAACACCGTTAGCTGTAAGGCTAGTAGGAAATGTAAGTGTATAACTCTGCCCAGCACTGTGAGCTGGTGATTTTAATTTTATACCATGACTCTGTTGAGAACAGTTTAGCTGTAGTGTACCATCGTTACCACCAGCTCCACGTACTTCTACAACACCAGTTCCGTTAGGTTCTAACTTAATATTACCGTTAGTTACGTTAGTTCCTATGTTACCTTGCTCAATACTATCTAAGCTAACACCATCAGCAGCTACGTCTCTACCATCAACATTACCAGATACAGCTATGTTGCCTGTTACTGAAACACCTGATGAAGTGGTTGCAATCTTTAGACCGTTATTATGATATAGCTCTACTGCTCCATCAGTAATAAACTTTGCCAAGTTTTCGCCATTAGTCTGTTGTAGCTCTATTCCACCACCATTAGTCTGTATTCTAATATTACCTGTTCCGTTATCTATAATATGGCTGTGGGATCCATTATGAAATATCTCAAGATCTGACCCTGTACCATATATAGACTTTACGTTGTCATTATGTATATTACTACCAGTAAATGTGTTACCAGTTTTAAGAGCAAAGTCACCTGTAGTTGTAACACCATCTACCCAAGCACTACCAGTATAAACTTTAAGTGAGCTAGTTGAAGTGTTAAAGAATAAGTCTCCTGTATCTAAGCTAGATGTAGGGTTACTTGAGCCAATACGATATTGTTGAGCAAAGTTATTAACGTTAGAAATATTACTTGCAACTGTATTTACATTTGCTATTGAACCTGCAGTTGTATTAACGCTACTTATAGAACCTGCAACTAATCCTATGTCAGTACCATCTGCAGCAACTATTCCTATATCAGATACGTCTGCTGCTACTGCATTAATATTAGATTGGTTGTTTGCTACAGTTGTGATATTAGAGTTGTTGCCTGCCACTGCATCTATGTTTGTACTGTTTGCATTGACTGCATTAATATTAGTTTCATTACCAGCTACAGAATTAACATTACTAATATTATTACCAACATTATTTACGTTAGTTATAGATCCTGCCACTGTACCAATGTCACTCGCATCAGCAGCTACAGCATTTATGTTAGATGTGTTGTTTGCAACTGTTGTAATATCAGATGATATGCCAGATACAGTTGTAATCTCTGTTGCCTTCGGTACTAATCTATGAAACGCATAAGTATGCAGTGTAGATGTAGTTTCTACTATTGCACCAAAACCTGCTGTAAGAACTGTAGATCCACAACCTGTAATTGTTACAGTATTAGATCCAGAACCATTTGAAATAGTAACTATACCTCCAGTTGGTGTACGTGTGCTTCCAATAGATTTGATAGACACAAGAGTACCGCTGCCGTTGTTAACGTCAGGGTTAGCTGTAGGAAAAGATGTTTCATTTGCAATAGGTACAAAACCACCGACATCATCAACAAGGTCTATAATTCTGTCGTTAATAGCTGCAGTTGTAGCAATCGTAGTATCATTGTCTGGAAATGTATCACCATCTTTAATAGTGTCTCCAGTGCTTACGTTAAAGTATCTAGCATCAGCTTCTGTTTCTGTAAAATATCTACCATCAAGAGCACCATTAAGTAACTCAGTTTCTGTAAAGTATCTGTTATCTAGTGAACCACCAGCAATCTTAGCATCAGTTATTGCACCATCAGCTATCTTAGCTGTTGTAATCTGTGCATCTGCTATATGAGCTGTATCAATAGACCCATCTACATAGTGCTCAGAATCAATACTATCATCAGCTATTTTAGCATTAGTTACTGCGTCTGCTGCTATTTTAGCTGTAGTTATTTGATTATCTGCTATGTGTGCAGTGTCAATACTACCATCTACATAATGTTCTGAGTTAATAGAATTGTCTGCAATATTGTCTCCGTCTACTGCATCATTAGCTAATTTAACATGTGTCACATTAGCATCTACAATATTAGCTGTGACTACTGCATTATCTGCAAGTTTTGATGCTGTAACTGCATCATTGTCTAGTTTAGCTGTAGTTACGTTACTATTAGCTATTTTAGGTGTAGTAATTGCTGTATCTTCTATAGCTACTGTATTTACAGAACCAGGAGCGTAGTGCTCAGAATCAATAGAATCAGCAATGTAGTGTTCAGAGTTAATAGTATTGTCAGCTATCTCTGCACCTGTTATTGCGTCAGCTGCTATTTTTGCATTTGTAACTGAGTCAGTTGCTAGTTTAGCTGTAGTAACACTACCAGTTGCAAGTTTAGCTGAGGTTACATTACCATCTGCTAGTTTAGCGGTAATAACTGCATTGTCTTGTATTTTAGCATGTGTAATATTACCATCTGCTATCTTAGCTGTAGTTACGTTAGCGTCTGAAATCTTAGCTGTTGTAACAGCGTTAGAAGCAATTTTTGCCTCTGTAACAGCACTTCCAGCTATCTTAACTGTTGAAACTGCATTTTGTGCAAGTTTGTCTTGGGTAACTGAACTATCTGCTAGTTTACCTGTTGTAATCTGTGCATCTGCAATATCTACTGTGGCAATGCTACCATCAATAATTTTAGAACTGTCTACAAATGGTTGTACTACACCATTAATAGTAGGTTGTGTACCACCAAATACAGCATTTTCTAAATCTAGTGCTTTGTTCCTAGCATCTTGTGCTGTAAAGTTAGATTCAGTAGATGAGTTGTTTAAATCTGTAGCTCTTATTGTACTACCACTAGCAAATGTAGTATATGCACTGTCCTCATCTCTTGTTCTACGCTCACAAAAAACTACTGCCCCACTAGGTAGTGCAGAGTTAAATGTAATTGTGTTGTTATCGCTGGATAGTGTGTAGTTTATTAAATTTGTACCTGCTGAAACTGCAGGGAAGTATAATCCGTCTGTGTTGTTCACCTGTGGGTGACTAGATTGTGCAGTACTAGCTGTAGCTTGACGTAACTGCAGCACTCTAGTACCACCCGACAATGTGACATAAACATCTAGATCATCTTGGTTATTCAGTTGTATCCCGACAGGACTAAATACAGTTGTAGTTGCATTAGTCGTGGCAGGAAAAGTTTTTTTAGTTGTAACTGCCATTAATAATCAATGTTAAAGGTTAAACACCACGTTTTTGAAGATCTTTTATGACTTTATTAATGTCTTTGACCTTAAAATCTTGGTTTTGTTGTAGTTCTAGTTTTGTTTTTCTCTTATTAATTCTATTAGTTAGTGACTTGGGATCACCACTATCGGCATATTTGCCTTTCATTATCTCTATTGCTCTTTCTTTAGCATCTGTATGTACATTATCTACTAACTCATAGAACACTTCATTCTTATAGCTATAGCCACCCGCTTCTTCGCCTACAAGACCAAACACTCCATCTTTAGAAAACATACCTTCATCTACTTTTCTGTTTTGTGATTTGTATTCTTCTAGACTACTTTTGAACTGTTTACTATTTATAACACGTTCTAGTTCTGATCTAAATAATGGGTCAGTAGCTAGTATTCTTTGTACCTCAGATTGCTCTGGGCCAGTAAGTTCTACACCATTTATTTGTGTAAGGTTTGCGTTGACATTGTATCTAATATCTACTAAAGCATCAGTAACAGGATCTTTCTTTTCAAAATCCAAACCTATAGGAGAAACCATACTAAATAATCTTAGTAAGACATTATCTGGTCTGTTTCTTAACTTTTTAGCCTCACGCTCTTCATTATATATGTCATATCTTTGTGGTAAAAATGGTCTAATTACAGACGCTCTATATGCTATTTTCTCGTTAATTGATACTAATTCTTTCATACTACCATCAACAAGTTCAGCAAAATCACCAAAACTACCACTATATGGCATAAAACTACCACCTACGTTGGCAAGACTTCCTGTAATAAGGCTTTCTGGTTTTTCTGCAGAAAATACGTTAGCAAAATCAGTTAATCCAGATAAAGGGCCATTGTCCACTAGCAAACTACCAGCAACAAAAGATATTCTTGTAAGATTTTCACTAACCAAAGATTCTCCTAAAACATCTGAATCTCCAACTAAATTAGCGACAGTTCTAGCAATGTTTGACCATATTTCAGCACCTCTATAGTCTATATAAGCACGTTGATCGGTAAATGGCACACCAAATGAAAATGATGTTGGTTTTATACCTGCTTGTTGCCACATTTCTCTTTCCCCAGGCTCTCTAGGTAGATCACCTGTTATCTTACCTTGCATAGCTAGAAGGGTAAACAAGGCTGTTAGACCCATACCAAATTGTACTTTACCTTCAATCTCTGCTATCTGCCCAGGCAGTGTTCTTTCAGTTATACCTAGCTTCTCAAGCTCTACCATATCACCACGTAACATAGCATGATACTTTTTATTTAGTAAAAGTGCAGCAGGTGTGTGGTCAAATGTAATCTTAAGACCGTTAACTGCAGGTGTAACAAACTTAAAGAACAGTGAAGATCCTGGAAGTGCAGCTAGTAAGTTAGTAAACTGTTTAGCAACACCGTCTAAGTTACTTGTAAGTGTAGCTTTGTCACCACCTAATTGAGCAAGTTTGTCTGTAACAACCTTAACTTTCATAGTAGTACCATTATCTAGTTCTACATCTTTTATTCTAAATATTTTCTTTTCAAATAACTCTTCAAACTTTGGCTGAAACTTTTTAAAATCTGCTATATCTACACCCATATCCATAGCTTCATTAAATGCTTCTTCAGCTAGTCTCTGCATACCAATATTATATCTTGCTGCAGCATCACCCGCACCCATAGTAATTGTTGAGTGACGTGAGATAGGATGTGTATTAAAATCATGTAAAAGATTAGCAACGCTATAACCTATTTCGGTCATTTTATCGTTAGCATACTTATCTTTAAAATATTTTAAACCTTTCCAGTTAGCAGAACGCCTTTGTATTGCGTACTTACCAACATAATCCATATCTTTACCCTTTAGTCCTAGCTTATAGTTTCTAATAAATACGCTTAAAGTATCACTAAGATTTTTTGTAGCTGCATCTAATTGAAATAAAGCTGACGCTGTTTGCCTTTTGAGCTGTTCTGGGTTTTGAAAGCCTGGTTTTTTCATAAATTTAGATGGACTTACTGGACTAATAAACGCCACCGCTTTCATAATTTGTGGGTATACAGCTAAAAAACCAGTGTTAGCAACTGCTTTTACAGGTGTTTTGATTCTACCTAACAGACCATTAAATGATATACCATATAACTCTTGTACCATTTTAGAAGGTACAGTTTTAAATCTTTGACCTTTTTTACCAGTGTAACCCATAAAACTACCACCAAAAACTCTTGATTTTAGGTAGGTTGCTATATCTTCTATAGCTAATACGTCACCATCTGACAAGTGAAATATAGTTATAAGATCCTCAACAGGTTGCATATCACCTGTTTTGTAACCTTGTTTTACTAAACCAATTAAGTTTTCATGTAACTTATCAGCATCCGCTGCAGCCTCAGCTATAGCAGATCCACGTTTACGAGCTTGTAATTTATCAAGTAACTTGACGTTACCTTGTTGTAGTTGACCATCAATACCCCAAGCATATGTATACTCTTTAGTCTTAACTGTAACTACTTTCATAAGATCAGCTAACTTTTCAAAGTTTTTCATTACTGTTAGCTTGTTTTTAATTTCTAATGAACCTGTAGCTAGGTTAGACATGGTTTGTGCTAACGATTTAAGAATAATCATGTTAGCATCTTTTTGTATTGGGCCTATGGTATCAATATATCTAGCATTACCATTTTTATCTAAACCATAAGAGTAACGTCTGTACTCTTTTGTACCTAATTTAGTACCTTTACTAATACTTTTTTTGTAAGAATTTAGTAAACTTGTACGATCACCCTTTGTAAAATCAGCTATTCTTTGTAATATTGGTTCAGCTCTTTTTACAGCTTGTATAGCTAAATCTTCATAATCTGCTGGACTATATTTTTTTGACATCTGTGTGGTAATGTCATCTATAACTTCTGTAAAAATTTCTTCCAAATTTTTGTCACCACCCGAAACTCGTTCAATAACATCTTTGGTAATTTTTTCAGCATTATGTATAGGGCCACTAACTTCTTTTAAAATGTCAGCTTCATCAAATAATGTTGCTTGTACATCTGGAGATTTCTTTGCTTGATCTATAACATTATCTACTGCATCAACTTCTTTTGCATAACTAACTTTTTCATAGTCATCAAACTGTTCTGGATTTACTGTAGGGTCTGGTTGTCTACCAGCATTTTCAGAATCTAAGTTGGTGCTAGAATATCTATCATCATTCCATACATCACCTTTTGTAGATCCAGTAGATTTAGCCTTATCCTGTAGTTCTTGTATTGTTCCTCTAGCTTCAATTCTTTGATCTACATTAGATGTTTGTGCATCATTCAAAGCATTGTCATACGCCTTAAGATCATCTTCATCTAAATGTCTACGTATGTACTTATCAAATGGATCTGCAGGATCAATACCAACACCTTGATTAAGTTTGACTTCTGCTAGTTTATCTGCAGCTCTTTCAGCATTTAACACTTCTTCAAGCATTTTACGCTTAAATTCTTTTGTACCAGCATCATTACCAAGTTTAATAGCTTCTTCAATAGACTTACCTTTTTTAACAGCTTCTCTAGCTGTTGATCTAGCTAGTCTATATCCATTACGAAGTAGTGCAGAAAAGAAATAACCTATATGATTAAGACCACCACCTGCAGTTACAGTCTTAAGTCTAGACTCCCATGCAGTGTCATCTTCATCTATAGCTAATCTTTCCATAATTCCAGGCAGCAACCAAGGAGCGTACTCCTGTGCTAAGTTAGCAATATTAGCGTACTCAGATGATTCTGATATAAGTTCTGCTGCACCACCCTCTGCAAATATTTTTGCACCTTTACTTAAAAAATTTAGAGGTCTGTTACCAGCTATGAAAGCTCCAGCAGATCTTACTAATGGTGATTTGGTTGCAGCAAATTTAGTTATACCTCCACCTACACCTCCTGTCCATCTAGTTAAAGTACCAAACTCCACTAGACCTCTACCTAATTTACCAAGGTTAGTTTCGTTTTCTGGTTCAAAAACATCTGGTATTTCAAAATAACTACCACCTTGATATTCTTCGCTAAAAGGATTTTCTTGTGGATCTACAGCTTTACCTAGCACTGTTTTAAGACCTGTTTCTATAGTATCTTTTGATAACTTCAAGAAACTACCTGCACTTTCAGCAGCATCTAATTGACCACCTATAACAGCTTTAGAAAACTCAGTAGCTACTACGTTCTCATCTCTTAACTGTTCTGCATTTTCTTCAATACGCCTTCTACCTTCTTCTCCAATAATCCGTCTATCTTCTCTTATTTCTTCTTTAGATCTTTGATCTCCTTGAAGTGTGTTATCAATAAAGTCACGGACATTAACAGCAGCATCTTCTAGACTACCGCTGATTTGGTTTGCGATGTTACCTATTTTACCAACATCTCCACCTGTATTAAACTGTTTAGCAGCTTCTAAAGAGTCGGGAGCTACATCTGATAAATCAGGTAGCTGTAGCTCTTCATCTTCAACTATGTCACCTTCGCCACCCATAGGCATCGAATTGTCTAGTTCTTCCATTAATCTAAGATTCCTTGTGTTCTAAGTTTGTGTATATACTTATTAGAAAAAGCTCGTACTGAAGGAAGATTGTACATGTCCATGTTGCCTCTTAAAATGTATGCTATATGGTATCTAGCACCCATATAAGGATCTCCATTAGACTTACGCATAGCTGCGTTCCAAGACACCTTATTGAGGTAATCCCATACTTCTTTTTGTACTAACTCATCATTTTTGTAACGATTTATTGCCTTAGCAATGTTAAAATTACGAATTGGGTTTTCTTCTCCTTTATCATTTGATAAACGTGCTAACATTCTTTTTGTGATAGGATACTTACCAATAGTAGGTTCAATTCTTTTTCCAATAGTTAACTTGTTTAAATCCTCTGCAGGGTCTATTTTTTCACCATCTACAATCTTTTCAAAGTGTAAATGTTCTCTATTACTTACACCTGTATTACCTATTTCACCTATGATTTCTCCATTATATGGAGCACCTTTTTTAAGTGCAGGATTATAATTTTTTAGATGTGCAAATCTATAAACAACTCCATCTTTATCTTGTATATCAATATGTACACCATACTTAGGATGACTAGCATTAGCAACAACTACACCACCTTCCATGTTAAAGGCAGTATGAAAACCTGTAGTTCCACTTGTACCTATATCTATTCCTGTATGTACTACACTTGCACCTTCTGGTGTGCCGTCTGCTCCTCCAGGCTCTCTAATTGCACCAAATTCACCCTTGTCAGATATACCAATTAATAAATGACCTTTATGTTTTTTACCATCTACAAGCATTAACTCTCCTGCATCTAGTTCTAAACCTTTAGCTGTTATCTCATTTTTAATAACAGACTCAAAGTTCATACCCTTCCAAGCATTTGTAAGACTTCTTTCATTAAGACCAAAAAAGTCATTAAATGCTCTATCTGCAGCTTTATGACTTGTGTTACCTTTAGATTGTAAATCTGACAGTACGTTAGCACCTTCCGAGTTGTGTAGTAGGTTTTTTAGTGTATCATAGTCTATTGGTGCTTCATAACCAAAGTCAAGACCAAATGCTTTGGACTGGTACTTAGAAAAGTCATACTCTGGTACTTTCATTACCTGTGCTATACGAGCTACGTTTGGATCTGTTAGCATGCCACTATCATCCAACTCTACCTTATCTGTTATCTGATCTTCTACAGTTAACTCGTTTGACTTGATCTCTGCTATCATCTCTTTGACGTTAACAGGTTTTAAAAAGGTTGGTAAACCTCTATCTTTTATTGCATTTTGAAAACCACCTTCTATACCCTTTCCATTGGTATTTACATAGTAAATGCTATTTTCATCTCTAATACCTGCATTTATTTGACCTCTCATCTGACGATCAGCTTCACGTAACGCTTGACCAAAAGTTAAAGTTTGACCTTCACCTTTAGCAGCAGCTTGTATTTTATAAGCATTATTTTTGATGTCAGACATAAATCTAGTATATGCTTGACCAAATGTACCAGAGGAATCTTCCACATCACCATATACATTTATTGTGTATGCCTTAGATTTACTAGCTAAAAACTTTTCAAATGATCTAGCTTGATCTTCTACATCTTTCTTTTCAGATTCTGGATATAGTTGATCTAATACCTGTACATCTGGTTGTGATTCTAGATATGCCTTGACTACATCTGAGTCTAGTGTTGGATCTAGTATATCCTCAGCAGTTAACGCACCATTATCTAATATTTTACCTTTTAAAACACCTACTGTATCATAAGCATCTACTGGATCTATAAATAATCTACTTACATTATCAATAGCCTCTTTTGACGCTAGAGGGTTATTCTTAAGTAACTCACCAGCAAAAGCTAGTTTATCACTTTCTGTTGCTCTTTCTTCTTTAGGTAGATCTCTTTGTTCTTGTATATAATTAGTTACACTTGTTTGTACATTAGCTGTTTGAAAACTTTTACTACGTTTATAAGTTTCTGATACAGCATACTGTTTTAGCATTGTAATTGATGTAGTGCTAAATCTATTTGGGTGTAAGTCTGCTAGACTCTTAAATCCTGCAGGTGTGTCACCTTTTATAGACAAAGCATAGTTTAATCTTTTATGTAATAAGTCTGGATTATTAGAACGAGCAAAAGCATCTTTAATAAGATCTTCTATTTGTGTTATAGCTTGATTACCAATAGATGAGTCCTTTGTTGCTTTGAGATGTGGTCTAACTAAACTAACGTAACTGTTTAGTATGTCAGATAATTCTGGGGCTCCTGGGACGTTATCTAAGGAGTTGGTAAGTAGTAGCTTTGTACCTTCAACTTGACTAGCAGCAAACTCATTATCGAGAGCTGTAAAGCGTTCTTTCAAATTAGTTTTTAGTACCTTTCTAGCTGGTTGTATAAGTAATTTATCAACACTTACATCACTTAAATTACTTCTATTTTCTTCTTTCCATTGCTCTAGAACATAGTTACCAGCTACAGCTAATTGATTTTTAGTTAGGTTAGGATCATTTATTGCAAATTCTACACCATTGTTATCAACTAATCTAGTACTATTTGTTCTTAACTCATTATCAAAATGAGCACTAAACCCTTCTACCTTAAGTGCTTTATCTCTAACTTCATAACCATAATTATATGCTCCAGAAAATATACCTCTTACCTTTCTAGCTTTTTCTTTACCAAATGGATCATTACTATTTTCTAATTTAGTAGCTAAATCATTACCTGTTTTAGTAATACTAAGTTGTTGATCTCCAGCAGCTTTGACTGCATCAAAACCTCTACCTTCTGTTAAACCAAAGTTACCAGCAGCTGGATCATCTGGATCTAACTCATTTTCATCATCTATAGGTTTTTGAGTTTCTAACTCCTCCTCCATTCTAGCTGCAGCTCCTTGAGCGTTAGAATAAGCTATTTGAGTTTTAGCTAGACTAGGTATAGTATCTGTAAGCAAGTTTCGTAAAGTATTGCTAAAATTACTAGCTAATTGTGCTTCGTAATTAGATACTCTAATAATGTTATTTGTTTGACGTTGTTCTTCTTGTGCTTGTTCGTTTGCATTTTGAACTCTTTTTTTGATCTCTTCTTTTTGAGATGCTTCAAGTAGTTTTGCTTCTTGTAATTTTTTCTTTGTGATGTCAGCAATTTTTCGTTGAGTAAATCCAACTTGCCACTCACCTTGTCTACGAAATCCTTTTGCCATTAATTACCTACCTTCCACCAAGGCATATCTGGATTACCACTAGCATGACCAATGCCTGATCCAGTTTTTACTGCTGCACTAAAGCCTGTCATGATCGACCCTAACATGCTTGGTTTTTCGGGTGCTGCCATCTTGACTGGTCTCACAGTCTTGAACTCAGCAACAGGAGCCATAGGTGCAGCTACGACACTGTTATATGCTTGAGAATCTGCAGCGTACTGACTAAGAAGTGTATTGTATTCTTGTAAGCCAAATGACTGCCTTGCATTAAATAAACTTGCATTTACTGCAGCCTGTTCTTGACCTAATTGACGTTCTTGGTCAGTAAGGGTTAGCATAGTAGATTGTCCAGCTGACATACCACTAGCTAGTATTGTACCTTGTGCTCGTATAGATTCTGCTAATTTTTGTTGTCCTTCAAACGCAGCCTCTGCAACTTTTTCTTGTAATTTTAGTTGATTAGCTGTTGAAGCTCTTGATTGTTCTAATTGGTTGATGTCTTTCTGTCGTTCCATCGCGGTGACGGATGCAGATTGAGCATCTAGTTGTGCTTTAAATAAGTCTTGTTTTTGTTGATCTTTGAAAGCAGAAATCTGTATCTTGTTAAGATAGTCCTGCTTTGCCATATAGTTTGACCTATCTACCGCTGCTTTCTGTGCTCGGTATTGTGCCATCTTTGCTTGGCGATCTGCTATTGCAGAGCCAACACCTGATATACCAGCTAAAGCGAGTGTTACTGTACACATAGTTTGTAAAATTCAATAAGGGGTACACCATTGTAAACTGTGTAATTTAAGAAGTTAAACTTTAGCAGTTTGAGCAATTTGATGTGTTGCTCATTACGCATGTCTGCATAGTTGTGTAAATAAGGATTAGATAGGCTGGCTATCCAGCGTTTAGCCTCTTTTACAAATGTATGTGGATACTCTGTACTAGCATCAGTACATAACATCCATATTGCATGTGAAGAGGTTACTCCTGCCACTCCAGCAGTCTTGCCGTTGGGAACCTTGAAAAACACAGAATATGTAGAGTTGAGATGTGCTTGCAATACCGCTGCGGGTGCATGCAATCCTGTTGTTTGTTCTGCCTCACGTTTATCTTCAAAACGTAAGTTCAGCCCTACCTCCAAAGCTAACTCTGGAGTGCAAGGCTGAATATACTTACCTACGTACATGTCGTCTTGGGTTGTAAATGCCGTCCCAGCTTGCTGAGATTAAGGCAGTAGAAAAAGGGTCTGGTATTTTTATTTGTAAGGTATATTTTTCATTCTTTCTTTGCACTGGTACTCTAACACTTCTAGCTAAGTCTGCAGGAGGCTTATCAAATACACTAGAATTAGATAATATACCAGACTCAAATTGTACATAATCATCAATGTCTTTTGTGCTATTACCACTAGAATCTATATAAGTAAATGGTGATGTTAGATGAAACTCCATAGGGCCACCTACACCCATTTCAAAATTTATACCTGATATACGTAAGTCACCATCTGTATCATACGCATTATTACCTAGATTGATGTAGTATGTTGGTAGTTCTATAGTGCTTGTATATCTGTAACCTACAGCTACTTTAGCTGCACTATGTAAGTTTATATTGTTAAAGGTAACACTGTTAGTTCCTACAGCATCAGCTGCTCTTACAGTACCAGCAATAGAATTACCATCACTGTCATTACCAGACAAACCTACCATAAATAAATTTGTAGTGTTTGCGGGTGTATATGGTATTGTAAGTACGGTTTTTTCTGGAGCTGTAGTTGTTTGAGCTGACCCAGCTACGTTTGTAGCTATTGTCATGTTATCTAAATGTGCCTCAAACTGTCTTGCAGTTTTAAGTGCTGAACCAACATCAGATGATGTACCACCTAATACATAGGCTCTAGTAGCATCAGCATCTGCAACATATTCGTGTCTACAAAGTTTATAGCTACCATCATGTAAGGTTACAGTAAAGAAACTACCACCTGTATATAACATGTGTTGCATAGTTCCTGTAAGTGTCCAGCTATACCATGCAGATTGTTCTCTTGTATTACCAGCATCATAGTATTTGTAGTGATATACTGTACTATCACCTTTTTTACCATAGGTTGTTATACCAATGGATGCAGAGTTAGTAGATTTTGTAATATCTTTAGGTAAAAACTCTGGTACAACTCTAGTTTGTTCTACAATTTTAGGAGGTGTATCATCATCCACAACTGTAGCTTCAAATGCTCTAGCATATGCAGATACATTAGATGTAAATAAAACAGAAGTACCTAAATCTACAGGTTGTATACTAGCATCACATTCATAACTAGCTATCTTTTTTAATCTAACAGTTTTAGGACTAAATATATCTGACTCAGTAAAAAGTAAAAACTGACCATTATCACTAAACATCATTACACCTTTATTTATAGGTAATGTATGATTAATAAATGCAGGTTTTATATCTGATACAGTTATATCTATAGCATTATCATCACTAGCTGCTATAGCTGAAACAATAAATAAATTAAAATACTGTCCAGGCTGACTCATTACAACTTGTTCTTCAGCAATTAAACCTAATCTGTTTCTGTGAAAAAACATTTCTGTTATTTGCTTACCAAGTATTGTTGGAAATGGGTTGGATTCATTATCACCAACTTCTCTATCTTTCCAATAATTTTGATTACCTTGTGCAGTACCAAAAGATAGATCTAACTTAGCAAAAGTAAATGTACCATTACGATTATTTATTAATGCGTGTGGCATTGTTGCAGGATCAAATCCAGCTTTCATTTCATCTTCTGGAGCCGTACCAGCAAAGTTGTGAGGACGTACAGTTTCTTCATAAGCACCAGCTCCAGACGTACCATTGTCAGCCACAAATTTAACGTAGTAATCATCAGTTTCTAAATCAGCAGTATTAGATATTTGAGCTACATACCCATGTTTATTCATAGCAGGTAGTCTACTTATATCTTGTGCTTTTTGACCTATGACACTCATGTTTTCATTTACAGCACCACCAAGAAAACTTACTCCATCTGCAGCTGTACCATTTAAAAATAATCCACTACCTATAACTTCGGCAGACACATTACTTACATTGCTATTTACAGAGCTTGCTAAACCCTTAAGAATACCAGCCATACTGAGGCTTCCATTATCTGGGTTTTTTGGGGTTCTAAAATAACCTACACCAGTTACATCTTTATAAGTTTCTACTGGTTCTACAGCTTCAACTGAAATACGATACTTTACACCTTCAATAGTTACATCAATAAACATACCCTCTGCGGTTGTTTTATTAGTTGATCTAATTAGACCTCCATCCTGCAATGTAACTGTAGCTGTGTATCTAACATCATAGTTTTGTGTGTACCCTAAAAAGTCACTGCCATCAAAGTTTTCTATGTTGTTTGCAATATAACTTGTACCATTTACTGTTAATGTCCCTTCTATGTTTTCTGTAATATTAGATCCACCAACTTGAGCACCTGTTGTATCTACAGCAGACCCTCCAGAAAATGACCAAGTTAAACTACCAGATTGAGATTGGTTTTCATTTCCACTATTCCATGTAGCTCCAGATCCTATGACAGCTGTAGCTGCTGCAGAACTACCTCCACCTCCACTAAATGAAACACTAGGAGCTGACGAGTAGCCACTTCCAGCATCTCTTACTTCAACTCTTACAACTTTCTGATCTTCAACTATTGCAACAGCTGTAGCTCCACTACCACCTCCACCAGATAAGGTAACGGTTGGTGGGCTAGTATAACTAGATCCTTGGTTAGTCACATTAATTTCACTAACTACTTCTCTTACATCTACCTTTACAGAAGTAACCCTGAAGTAAGTATTGGGTGTGGGAGCTGAACCAGTATATAAAATGTATTCAGTATTGTAAGCAATAGTATCCAGCCTAGCATAAGAGTAGTCTCCATTTAAAATAGGGGCAGCTGTAGTAGCACTAGACTTAGCTACAGTTTTATTTGGGTTAGCTATAAGTGTATAGTCTTGAATTGTAGTAACAGAATATGGTGCTGTAGCTCCTGCTAAATAACTAAATAAAGAATCTCCGCTTAAATTTGTCAGAGATTTTTCAGTACCATCTGCTAAATCCCATACTCTTATAGGCATACCACCACTGTTAGATGGTGTTATTTGTACAATATATTTTTCATCTCCATCTCTCAATATCTCATACCAATGACCAGAGGTATTAGCATTAGATAAAGTTCCTACAAACTCTGCAGGAGGACGTTTCTTAAGACCAAATGTTATGTCTGGGACGGCATTATCACATACCCTTAACTGTCCTGGAAATTTTATTTTATCTGGTTGTTGAGATACACCCCCTAGAAAGTTTGGGATACGTTGATTTACTGTTGCCATTACATTCTTCTTAGTACTTTAAATGGTCTGTATGTGGTGTTTGCATCTTGGTGATAATTGAAATCACTAAAAATATTATGATCGGCTTGCTTGGCATCATACTCCAACGCTATCGCCCTTGCAAAGGCTTCATCAGCTTCAAGTAATTTAGCTGACTGTGGATTGTTTACCATACGGTTAGAGGCGATTCTAGCAGCCCTAGCGGTTATGTAATCTTTGAATGGTTGTGGTAGATCTTCAAAATCTATCATCCATATCATATCAAAGTATAATTTACTACAATTTGTAAAAGTAAATGTATGACCTTTTCTATCATACACTTTGGATACTCCATTATCACTACGTCTTACAACATCATAATCCTTTCCATGTTGAAAGATATTTAGATCCATTTGTAAAACATTATTAGGAACGATACACTGGTTGTTTGTATCGAGCTCTATAGGGTACTCATTCTCTGTGTTGTATGACCACCCTTCAGCTTGTATCTCACGGCAGACTTGCCTTAGAGTCTTTTGTGCTATAGCCACTTCGGGACTTTGCACTGTTAATGTATTAACTGGGGTTTCT